GCATTTAAATCTAGAAATAAAGAATAGATTGACGCGTCGTTAGCGTTTTTAATTAGGTCTGGGTAATAGGTATTTGTAAGTCTTAATAATTCGTTTCTTACACCTAGAAAATCTCTTTCAGTATATGATATTTTTTTTTCTGCCATCTTATAAATTTATTATAACAAAATCTTTAGTTTCAAAAAATCCATCTCCTGCACTATAATCAATTCGTACTCTCATAGTATATTCTCTTTCATCTTCCCCAATAAAACTAAAATTATTATCGTTTATATCTTCAGAAGTATTATTTTTTTCTTCCAATCTTATATCTTCCGCGGTTTTAATATCGATATCATTAATCACCAAATTAGGCATAAATTTTTCTACCGCTTCTTTAATTTCATTATTAATACCTACCCTTGTTGTTGTATCCATAGGTTCATAAATATACTTCATCAAATTTGTACCAAAATCTGGTAAAAAATATCTAGTACCCTTAAGGGTTAGAATTAAATGTATTAGACTAGACTTCACCTCAGAATCGGTAGTACTGTTTAATCCTAGAAAGAATCCTTCGTTACTATCCGTAAATGGAAATGTTATACCGTACTTTTGATTAGGCATGCTTTTTTTATAATAAATACTTCAAAGATTAATTTGGGTGTAATATGTGCCTTCTTATTTATTATTTAACTGTTTATTAGTTTTTTGGTGTTTAGGGGTGTAGGGGCAATGTTTGCATCCATTGCCACAACAACTACCTCTTCTTTTATGGTAATCTTCTGTCATTACCATCATACCATTTTCCCAATAAAAATCTTTACCTTGTAATTTAGGCTTTAGAAATTCTTTATAGTGTAGTTCACTAATCCAGTCATCACTTCTCCTCATTTTTCACTTCTTTTATTTCTTCATTATGTCCACAGTGGGGACATGTTATTAACATAGGTACATTATTAGAAAACAAATGGTAGTCAGCAATTGACCACCATTTATTACATTTACCACAATTAAAATGGTATAAAATTTCTTTACTAAATTTATGCTTCATCCAATTCTTTTTCTTCTTTCATAGATTTTAAATCAACATCTATCTCACAAGTACCACCCGCACAAGCTAATTCACCAGTTAAGTTTGTATTATCATCTAACTCAACAACCATACTCAAATTAACGTCTTTTAAAGATTCCATCATTTCTTCATATTGTTCTTTAGTAATATCTTCAAAAGGAGCTTGTGTATACGTCCCACCATTATATGGTAATACGGAAAGTCCATTATATGATTTTCTATTTTCCCACATCCATTCTCCAGCTGCATCCCATTCATGTTCTCTTAAAGAAATAGTCGCGGAAACATTATGAGAGTTTGAGCCGTTTCTGTGTCCAGCTTTTACCCATTCAGTAGCAACTTTTTTAACTCTTTCTAGTAGCTGGAATGGGGATTCTGTTCTCATTATAGAACCTTCTGGTGCTTTTTGTGGTATACTAATAACAGCAGTATCATGTGCTCTGAAAAATTCGTCCTCAACTAACTCTGGGTGATTATCATTTAGATATTTGTATATCGCTTCATTTTTACCAACCCTAATCCTTCTAATGTAATAATCATTATGCCAAGCGTGAATACCTGATGAAGTTCCTAATGTTAATGATGTTGTTCCTGCTGGTTTAACTGTTGTACATCTTGCTGATTGATTTATCCCTATCAATTTAGATACTCTAGTATTTTCTCTTTTTACTAGACTAGCAGCTTTTGACATGTCGTAATTCAATACTTTTCCTGAACCTATCCCTGTCATTGAAACACCAATAAGTGCATCTTTTTCAGTTGTTTCTTGCCATACTTCTCTTAAATAGTGGAATGAAGTATATCCTGCCTGAAGTGTTCCAATAAAAGCAGCTACTTTAACTCTTTCATTTAAATCTTCTTGTGATTCTATGTTTGAAACATTTACCTCACAAAGATTACAAAATTGATTTGGTCTTAGTGCAATTTCACAACAAGGGTTGGTCCCCCAGTCTTTATCGTTATTAAGATATATACCTGGTTCTCCAGCACCTGATAATTCGACACGCTTCCAAAGATTCATAAAAAATTCTTTTGTGATTTTATGTCTCATTAAACATGCTGAATTATTTGCTCTACCACGTTGTGGGTTTAGTTCCCACCAATTACCTGATTTACACCCAATCATTTGTTCGTCATCAGCACTAAATAACGATATAAGTGCTGCACGGCGAATACCACCGGCCAATACGGCGTCAGCGATATGACATACGATATCGTGTACTTCAATAGTTGTAAGTTGTTCTCCATTTTCTTTTTGGTTTAATAGACCTTCTATCTTAACCAAACATTCTTTTAGTGGTTGAGGTCCTGGTGCTTTACCACCTGATGTTATTAATCTAGCTCCTTTTGGTCTGATATCAGAGTAATCAAATTCCACTCTAGAACCACCACCATTCATGTATGTTTTCATAAGAACTTTAATTGCGTCAGCCCAACCTTCTATACTATCACCAATTAAAAATCTTTTTTTTCTTTTTTGGTATGGTTTTTGTATTACCGGTAATTTAGCTACGTGGTGTCTCTGGACTGAATATCCAACACCTGTCCCACCCAACAATAAAAACATTGTTTCACTAAATGAATCAATATGTTCTATAGGTAGATACGCACAATTATAGATTCTATTCGGTGAGATTTCAATTGGTTTACCTCCGAACTGCATACTCCTCATCGAGGGTAGTACTTTTTTATCATAAACCAATTTATATTTTTGTTCTATTTCTTCTTTTAGGTTTGGGTATTTTTTAATATGCATTTTTTTATTTCGGGTAACTAATTCCTCCCACGTTTCTCTTCTATTTAGTTCCGGTATATACTTAGCATACTTCATGTAAACAGTAATATCCGACAGAATCTTATTTGATACTTCCATATTTGTACTTTTTATTAATTATTTTTATTTATTATTTGTTCTCTTCTTTGTAGAGCTCTTGCGACTCTTTCTCTGTTTCTATTAGTTTTTTCTTCCTCGAAACCAAGGAATGTTTGTGTAGTTTCGGTATCGATTTCTAGTGTACCATTATCAAATTTACAATTTTCAAAAATAATACCATCTTTTCCAAGTCTAGATTTAACGATAGCTATTGTAGCTAACCCCAATTCTTTCTGTTGTAGTGTTTTTGCCACTGATATTATAACGTGACCTACTTGTGCTTTTTTAATAGAACCACCCATCTGGTCTGTAGTAACCACTTCCGCAGCGATAGAACTCCTATTACCCTGGGTTGCAGTCCAACCAGCTATATCTAATTCATGACACATACCTTCAAATTTTCTCATAACAGAACCCTCACCTTTCCATTCATCATTAAAAGACCTATCCGGTAGTATACAATCTATATAATCTATTAACACTATATCTATTTTAGTTCCTTCTGAAATAATTTTTCTAACTTGATTTTTAATCTGTAGAATGGTCATTTCGTCTGATGGTAATTTTTTAAGTATTAGTCTACCACCAGTCTTTTTCATTTCATCTGCCTTATCTAAAACTGTTTCTTTATGTTCAGATAATTCATCATTAGGTATTCCAGTCCAACACGTAAAATGTTTTCTTTGTATAATTTTAGGGTTATCTTCAAAAAATATCTGTAATACATTGTACCCCATATTAAATGCTGTATTTGCAAATCTAGTTAACATAGTTGTTTTACCAACACCTGTAGGAGCCAATACAACACCGATTTCTCCTTTCGCTAAACCACCATTTAGTATATTATCTAAACCGTCTACCCCGGTTGGGATTGGGTGCCTATAGTCTTCCTCTAGTAATTTTTCTAGTTCTGTGAATATTTCAAAGCTACCTACGTCACCGTCACCGATTTTAATAGCATCTCTAATTAATTCTTCACACTTATCATAATTTTCAAAGTCACCTTTTTCCATTATGTTTTCAACTTTTGTTATAGCTTTTTTTAACTCTTGTTGTTTACAAAAATTTAATGATTTTTCTTTAATAAAAAGATGGTCTTCAAAAGAAGCTTCTTTAATTTCTTTTAACATATCAAAGATATATTTTTGTGCCATCTCCGAAGAAATCTCTATACGTGTTAGTTGGTCTAGTGCATCAAATGATGGTGCCGTTTGGTATTTTTCATAGTACTCCTTAATCAGTTGCATAACTAATTTAAAATATTGATTGTCAAAATATTTAGACTGAATCGCATCTATAATTGTATTAAAGAATGGATTATCTGTTATTATTAAATTGATTAGTTTTAGCTGAAAGGAATGTCCTAAATACCCAAAATTTTTTCTATCACTCATTTATAATTTCTTTTTTAATAAATACCTTATTCGCTTACAAGTAAGCTATAATCTTGGTAGTTAGTTATAACTTTTCTTGTTGACAGTGTATATGTCAGTTCCCTTAATATTTGAGATATTTGTGGTCTAATGTCTACAGTGTATCTAACTTTTGGGGGATAGAGGTCGGCACGGAAGTTTCTATGGTATACAGAGTGTTTTCCTTTTTTAATTGTTATCGTAAAATACTCTTCTTTTTGTTCGAGTTCCGCAGCGTTCTCTTTATAATTACTTTCTAATAAAAATAAAGTTTTTAATTTTAATTCATCAATTATTTCACCCACAATAGATGTTACGGTATGGTGTAAATTTAATGAATTAGTAGCCTTATTGTTAAAATTTCTGACACTAAAGAATCTTTGGCATACTATATTGTCCTCTAGTTTTAGTAAAAATTCACATTTTTGTGTATTGTCTGTTCTTGTTTTCATATTAATTATTTTTGTTTTTATAAAAATCTTTTTCTATCCTACTTAATCTTAAAAATGGTCTAACGAAATCCACCCAAGAATCATCTTTCTTTGGTAAAATATTAAGAATTCCATCTGACATCATCAAGCCTAAAGCGTTTTTCCAATGTCTCCCTTCGGGGTCTATTGCTTCTTTAGCTAATTCTTTTATACCTTTAATTGCTTGAGGTGTTAAGAACTGTTTTCCCACACCAACTATTTTGTAATTTGTGTGTAATAAATTTTCATTATTTATTGTTTGATTTGTTTTTTGACTAACTCCTTTGAGGATGTTTTCCTCTTTTTTGGTTTTTTTATCTTTTTCT